TTTTATATTGGTAAAGATAATAGTACTGGTACTGCTTTTGGTGTTGCTAATGCTACTTTGTTATATGAATCAGGTGCTAACCCAATGGTGTTTTTTACTAATAGTGCTCAAAGAATGCGAATAACTTCGGATGGGGAAGTTTTAATAGCAACCACCACAGATGCAGGTAACTATAAATTACAAGTAAGTGGTGATGTATATGCCACAGCTTATTTTGAAAGTTCAGATTTAAGATTAAAGAATGTCTTATCTGAGCGTCAGGGAAGTGATGGCATCAACACAATAAACTTTAAATGGAAAGATGGTAGAGATAATCTAACTCATATCGGTTATGCTGCACAACAAGTAGAAAAAGTCTTGCCTGATGCAGTAAAAACAAACCCTGATGGCTATAAGACAGTAAACTATGATGAGGTACAGACTTTAAAAATTGCTAATTTAGAGCAAGAGGTCAAAGAATTAAAAGCATTGATTAACAAGTTAATGGATAAAAAATGAGAAAATTATTATTAGGGCTGGTTTTCTTGGGATCGTGTGGCGCGACTTCCCCCGCATCCACAACTTGGAATGGAACGGCAGGAAACCAGCTACTAACAGGAGCAGCTCTTCGAGATGGAGCAACCGTAACAGGAAACTATATTATTGATGTTACAATCCCCTCAAGCTACGATACCAGAATTGTAACAAATCAGTACATAATAGATCATACAAATGTAGGGGGCGCACCCGGACAGCCAAGCAACCGATGCCCCACAAAAGACGCTTTTGCAAGTCAATTTTAACAACAATAAATCAAAACAAAAATGGCAATCGTTTACAATTGGATCATTGAATCCTTAGATGTGATACCCCAAGAAGATGGACTTCAAGACGTGGTATCGGTAGTACACTGGCGCCGCAGAGGTACCGAAGTAGTTGATGGCAAAACCTATACAGCAGAGGTTTACTCTACCTATAACTGCCCTTCTCCTTCACCAACAGACTTTACTGCTTATGCTGATTTAACTCAAGCTCAAGTAGAAGGCTGGCTAAATGCAGGTCTTGACGTCCCTTCAATAGACGCCAATATAGCGACTCAAATTCAGCAGCAGATAACACCTCCCATAATTACGCCCCCGCTCCCTTGGGCTTCTGGAGGATCTAATTAAGGGCTTGGAATTTATTTAATATTAGAGTATATTTGTTGGGGGAAGTGGTGATAGCCACTTCTTCCCTTAACACACAAGAAAAACAAATAAAACAAATATGAAACAAGTATCATTAATTCTTTTAGCAATCTTACTTCTATCATTTGTAGCGGAGAAATTTGTAGTCATTAAATTCAAAGAAGATCAAGTCAACTATCATTGGCAAAACCTTTCAGCAATTAAGCAAGTTGTATCGGGTAGCAATCTTCCACATCAACAAGCCGTGTTTGTCCTGAAAGCAATTGACTCTTTGCAGGTTGATATACAAAAAAATGTAACAATAGATTCAACTTCTCAAACTATCAAAAAATAACACGAAATGTCAGACGGAATCATCTTATTCCTCATTACCCAAACAGTAGCTTTTGTAGTTGCATTATTTAAAATCTATGTTCAGGTTACCGTAAAAATGAGGGAACTTGAACTCCGTATCCAGCAAAACGAGGAAAAAGATGATGTCATCTTTAAGAAACTGGATAACATAGCAGAACAGATTCACGAACTCTATATTGAAATAAGCAAAAAATAATCATTATGAGTAATTCACCCTTTGGCAAATTAAATCTACGCGACCTTATCAATGGTCTTGTAGTCGCCTTCCTTACCGCTTCACTAACAGGACTTGTACAAATTCTTGATAGTGGTGTACTCCCAACCCTTGCTGAGTTAAAGTCAGCGGGACTTGCTGGAGTCGTAGCTTCCCTCGCGTATTTACTTAAAAATTTAGTTACAAACTCCCAAGGAGAAGTGGCGAAGGTAGAGCAGAGTGCTGGGGAAGATGTGGCGTAAACAAAATCTCTATGCGCTTTCTGTTTTTAATCTTTGTATTCTTAATTGGATGCAGTAGCGAAAAGCAAATTCAACGAGCTAAGAACCGCCTCAGCGCTAACCCGCTTGAGGCGGCGTCTTTTTGCGCAAACAGGTTTCCAAATAAGGAGACTATTATCTATCGTGATAGTTTAACATTAGACACGATATACCTTGAGCTAACAAGAACAGATACGATAGTAGAAAACGATACCGTTCGCATCACCACGACTTCCCCCGCAAAAGTAATAACCAAGACACTTGTAAAGTATAAGGAAGTGCAGATAGAGAGTGGTGCGGCTAAATTAGAAGAACAAAGGCAGCTTTTAATAAAGTGTGAGGGAAGATATGACGCACTACAAAAGAGATTTGAAAAGTCCGAAGAGCAGAGAAAAACGTGGCGCAAAAGGTTTTATTGGATAATCTTTGTTATCCTTGGTTTTGCAGTAGGCTATATCTTAAAACAACCTACCCTATCATCCATACTCAAAAAAACAATCAAGAGCTTAAAACGTGGATAAGCTATCCTTAGATAGATTAAAATTACTACACCCTAAAATCAGGGATCACGTACGGGATATTTACGAAAATCAGATATGTCCTGCACTTACAGGGGATTATTTCTGTCGCATCATCTACACCTACCGAAGCCCTGAAGAGCAGGCTGAAATCTACGCAAGGGGTAGAACAAAGCTCTTTGACGCACAGGGTAATAGGCTTGGAATAGTTACTAAGGCAAAGCCGGGGCTTTCATGGCATCAATGGAGTTTAGCCCTTGACTTCTGTCTTGTAAATAAAAACTCGGTTTCTTGGGATATCACAAGGGACTACGACAAGGACGGGAAGGCGGACTGGATTGAGGTGGCTGATATCTTTAAGCGCAATGGGTATGAATGGGGCGGTGACTGGAAATCGTTTAAAGATTATCCACATATTCAATCCCCTTCAAAATACACTCTTAAGCAAATGATGAAAAAATATTCTGACGGAGATACATTTTTAGATACATCAACAAATATAAAATATGTAAATATATGATTTGTGTTTATAAAATAACAAATTCTATTGGCCAAATTTACGTTGGCAGCACATCTAATTACAAAAAAAGAATTCGTTATTACAAATCAATTTCCTCAAGAAATCAAAAAAAACTTGCTGAATCGTTAAAAAAATATGGGTTTGATAATCATATTTTTGAGGTTATTGAAGAATGTGAATTAAAGGATTTAAAAGAAAGAGAGGGCTATTGGGGAGATTATTACAATGTTTTAGAGGAAAACGGGTTGAATACAATAATACCTAATTGCGGTAAAAGAATAATAGGCGCCAGTGCCGAATTCAGAAAACTTAAATCAGAGACGATTAAGGGTGAGAAAAATTATTGGTATGGCAAAAGATTGCCTCAAGAAATAAGGGATAAAATTAGTAAAGCTCGTTTGGGTATTAAGCTATCTGAAGAGCATAAGAGAAAAGTTTCTTTAAACAGTGCAAAGCATAAATCAAAAATAGTTTTAGATTACGATACTGGCGTTTACTACGATTCAGCGAAGGAGGCCGCTTTTTACAAGAATATGGCTCACTCTACGCTAAGGAGCAAATTAAACGGATCTAATCCAATAAAAGTTAATATGGCTTACGTTTAATATGACAAAGACAGCCATAGCAAGAAAGTACAGAGAGGAATACGGCTTAGAGATGCCCACCCTCAAGCTTGCCCGTATTATGTACGAAAAGGAGAAGCTAACCTTTACAAGTGTAGAGGACTGTAGGACGTTTTTAAGGGCCATAGAAGGCAAAGCTTGGGGCAGAAGGCCTCCAAATACCCTAAAGGTAGAAACCCGCCCTAAAAACCCTTACAATCTGCCTGAGAGCTATCAGGAGAAGCGGGAACCACTACAACTTCCCCTAACGTGCAATAACATACTCCTAATCTCAGACCTTCACATACCCTATCACGATATAGATGCTATTACAATAGCCTTGGAGTATGGGGTGAAGCATAAAATTAACACTATTGTAATTAACGGCGACCTCATCGATCTGCATAAAATTAGCAGGTTTCAATCAGATCCAAATAAGAGGAGTATAAAGCAAGAATTTGACGCCACTAAGCAATTTCTGGTGGTGTTACGCCAAATCTTCCCCAACGCAGAAATATATTGGCTAAAAGGGAACCATTGCAGCCGCATGGAAAAATACCTACTTCAAAAGGCACAAGAGATATGGGACGATCCATATTTTCACTTGGAAGAAAGGTTGCGCTTGAACGAAGAAAGAATACATCTCGTTGATGATAAAGTTTTGGTCAAGGCGGGTAAATTAAATATTACCCACGGCCACCATATTTTTAAAGGCATCTTCACTCCTGTTTCTCCGGCTCGCGGCGCTTGGGTGAAGGCGAAACAAAATATAATAGTAGGTCATTTACACAGAAGTAGTCATCACGTTGAAACTGATATAAACGGGGAGACTACAGCAAGTTGGTCTCTGGGCTGTTTATGCGAAAAATTTCCTGATTATCAACCACTTGTGTCAAACTCCCAACACGGGTTTGCTCACGTCATAGTTGAACCAAATGGGGATTTTTCTGTGAAGAACTATACGATAATTAATGGTAAATTGCATTAAGTGGAAGAAGTCCTTGACGATATGCCCCTTAGCATTACTCCTTACGAGGATATAGCGGCCTGCGCTATGGCTATGGATTGTATATCGGATATGGATGATGCTCTGATGTCGCGGGAAGATGCGGTGTTGATAACAGAGATAAGGCAAATGGTTTTAAAGATAGTTCACACGGGTATTAAAGAGATATACGACTCTAATTTTTATGGCGAAGGCGAGTAAAAAAAAACCAATTTCGGTTAAGTTTGGTAAGCTTGGCAAACATAAGGCCGATGGCCTCGCCTATATTGAGAACAGGAAGATATTAATTGATATGCGACTTACGGGGGTTGAGCTTCTTGAAACAATACTTCACGAAGTTGCCCACGTACAACAACCAGATCTATCCGAAGAAGCAATACTGGAGTACTCAAAGGAAACGGCAGATATTCTTTGGAAGATAGGTTACCACCTGACGGATAGCAGGACTTCCCCGAACACACAAACAAGAAAATGATAATAGAATTAAACGCAAACGAAGTCCTTGTAGCCACCTACATAGGATCAAGAAGAAATGCTGAAGCAAGTTTTAACAAAAGAAAAGCAAGATTCCCTGAAAGAAAAGTAGGGGAGCTTTGGGGCTTCCACATTGAATCGGCACACGCCGAACTGGCCGTATGTAAATACTTGGGTATATACTGGGGTTTTGGAGTAAATACCTTCCACGTTGCTGATGTAGAAAATACTAACTTGGAAGTGAGGTGGTCGTCTCGGGAAGATGTGAAGGTCAGACCTGATGATAACGGCATCATTGTATCCGTTACGGGTAAGTGTCCCACCTATGAAATCAAGGGTTGGATAAGGGCGGAGGACGCCAAGCAAGACAAATGGCTTTACAATGTAGCGCCTATCTGTTACTTT